ATAGGCACGCAATTTACCAAATTGCGATACGGGGTCTTAAGGTCCGTTAGGACCGCAATGTTTATAGCACTCGGTCCTATAAAGCACGCAAGGTCCGTAGGACCGGCACGGTGTTTGTCGTTCCAAAATTTCTCGCGTCGTTTTGCGCCGCACCATCACACATGCCGGACACCCGTTCGTTTTGAATAGGGTGACATGCCGCTCCTAACGGAGCTTGGGATGATCAATTGGGGATACGGCTCTATAAACATGTCGGTCCTAACGGACCTTAAATGCCCAAACCCCAGCAACCATCCGTCAGCGGACAGTATCAGGAGGTGCAGAACGGGCAACGGGAAACGTCGGATGAGGGAGTGCGGCCCTTTCAGGGCCGAGGGGTGTTGGCGGTTCGGTTACCCAGGGCTTGCTTCGCCGCGCCCTGGGCTGTACACGAACGGCCTTTCAGGCCGTAAGGTCCGTCAGGACATTTATCCGTTCTGCCTTCTGCCTTTTGCCTTCTCTTCAACTTCGACCTTCGAACTTCGGACTTCAGATCTCCCACCTCTCGTATCTGCTCAACACCTGCCGCACTTCCGGCAACAGGGGCATCCCGGTGAACTGCTGGTATACGCCGCCGCTCGGCCAATTCCGCAGCAGACCTACTTTATCCCGGTGAATGAACCAGGCCGCCACCTGCTCCACCGCCGCGTGTTGGAGATCGTCCGGCAACGGTTCCTTTCCGGCACCCGGTGTATCTCCCGGCAGCACGTAACCGCCGGTGTAAATCACGCGGACCTGGTCGCGCTCTGTTCCCAGAGGTCCGGCCAGGGAAATGACGCAGCCTCGGCGCATGAGGTAGTCAGGTGGACCAACCTGGGCCCACCCGCCGAGTTCGTTCGTCTTCAGTTCAAAACGAGTGATGGATTCAATCGGATAGCACGGTACGCACAGTTCCGTCTGGCGCCCGCCAAACTCGAATGTGGCGTTCACCGTCCGCGCCAACGCCCGGCCGCACTCGCGTTCAAAGATGGTTCCGGCGGCCTCGATAAACCGGGTGAGCATCGCGTCGTGCTGGACGTCCGTTTCAACCAACGCCAGGCGGTTCTTAACTGTGGAAAGCAAAGTGATCATCATCAGGGTTTTTAGGAGTAAGTATGTTGGGGAACAAAAGCCCGGCGCGGGATCGGACCGCGCCAGGCATTAACAAGCGGTCAGTTTAGGACGCTGCAGCGATCAGCGCGGACGTGCAATCCGCCGCTGCGTAGTCGAAGTCGATCTCTTCGATGAACCGCACGGCCAATTGGTCGTTGGCGAACCACACGTGTTCGGAGGTGTCGATGCGCGGGCTGCCATGCTCACCCATCCACCAGAACGACAGCGCGCCAAAAACCCCCAGCGCTTCCCCTGCGGTGGCCGTGGTGCCGTAAGGCGTCAGCACATCCGTCCAGACGATTGGGTAACCGTCCAGCATGGCCGTGCCGTCCGGCAGCCGCTGGTAGACGTTCGGCTCGGCCGTCGTGCGGAAGGCCGGCAGACGCGCCTCCCAGGTGCTGTCCAGGTAATAGGCCGAGAGCCGGCCGTTCAGCGCGGCCTTGTTCACCTTCAGGCGCATGGCGCGGAAGTCGTCGAGCGTGGCGTCGCTCGGCTTGGTCTTGGTCGCGCCCAGGGTTACCGTGCGCGAGTTATCCTTAGCCACCTGGATGATTCCCTTCACGTTTTCATACGTGGCCGTGCCATCCGCGGTGAAACCCCAGACGTCCTCCGCCCGGGCAAACTCCACCGCGCCGTAGCGGGCGAGGAACTGGCCCATGGCCACCATGCTCTGCTCGTCGATCTCGCGTGGCAGCCGCACCACGCCGCCGATCTTGTGCGACTCCAGCGAGGCGAACGTGATCGTGGGCGATTTCTCCGGGAAGCTGCCGGACATCGCAATCGAGGCAAACGCCGGGCGCGTTCCCATGCGCGCCGGCCGGGCGGTGCCCATCCCGATCGGGTAAGGCGACATGCGGCGGCGCACGACTCCGAACTCCGAGATGAGTTCGCGCATCTCGCTGCTGTACTGCACCGGCAAGGGCACATCCGTCGTGCTCAGCGCCGTTCGTGTGGAGAGCCCAAGCCGGTCCCGGGCGAAGGCCGTTGCGGCGTCGCGCTGCGCGGGCAGCGAGCAGAGCGCTTCGAGTTTCCCGCTGCGCTCGCAATGCGCGATGAACGTGGCCGCGAGGTGTTCCGAACACGCCTGGCTCACCGAGCCATGGGAACGCGGCGTCGCGGCAAAACCGCGCGAGAGCGCCAGCCGGCGCACGTCGGTCATCTGCCGTTGGAGCGTGGAGGTTTGCTCGCGCGCCTCCTCCAGCGCGGCGGGCAGGGACTGCAGCTCGGCCCAGTTGCCTTTAATCTGGTCGAGCAGAGATTTGAATTCGCGCACCTGGTCATCAGGCAGGGACGCGTTGGGCGCCTCGAGCGTGGCGGTGGCGGCGCCGGGGTCAGTGAGTGGTTGAGGTTGCTTCATAGGTCTGTGTATTCCGCGTTTCGTTGGTTGGTTGGTTGTTGGTTTCTTGTTAGTGGCGAACGGCGCCCGCTGCCTTTCGCCGGCTGGTTACACACGCGCCATCACCGAGTGGATGTCGCGGGCGAGCTGAAAAAGTTGGCGGAGCGATCCGGTGCCGGTCGCCGCCTCGGCCTGGGATGGATTCGCGGGAGGGATGGGGCCGCGTTGACGCAGCATGGCCTCCAGCAGGGCCGCCGCCTCGCGCAAATCGGAACCGGCCACCGCCCCGGATTTCAAGCCAAGCTGGAGCGCTTCGGGATTGGCGGGGATGCCGACCGCGCTTACCTCGAGCAACTCCTGCTCGAGATATTTGCGGCGGAACCCGGCGTCCTGTCCGCCATTCTCCCAGCGCAAGGGGATGAAGCCGACGGACACCGCGTTCAGGAAACCGCCCTTGTAGAGGCCGTAAGCGATCCGGGCAAACGGGTTCACCTCGACGGCGAACTCGACCCGTTGATAAAGCACCGAACGGCCGCCCATCTCGCGGACTTCGGTCACCAGCGCCTTCCCCAGGGTGAACACAATATCCCCGTATTGGTGCGCGTTCTGGAACACCGGGTTGCGCCGGTAAGCTTCCAGGCGCCAGCCGGACGCCACGATCACTTCATCGTAGCGGTCCAGGTGCTCGCTGCTCGCAATGAACTCCAGCACTGGCGGTGCAGTCTCAGTCGTCGTTGTGGTTGGGGCGGTGCACGGCTGCACCTCCACATGCAGCCCGCCGCGAATGCCCATCCGCCCGTCATAAAGCGGGGTCAGGGCTCGGAAGGTTTCTTTGGTGTGTTTCATTGTTAGTGTTGTCAGTGGTCAGTTGTCAGTTGTCAGTTGTTGGTTGCTCGTGGCTCGTGGCTCGTGGCTCGTGGTTCGGGGTTCGGGGTTCGGGGCCACTTCTTCTTCCTTTTCTTCGGACTTCGACCTTCGAACTTCGGACTTTTACTTATTCCTTCACCTCCGCCATCCCTCCCGGCACATACCCCTTGTGCCCCCACGGCAGCGGCTTAAAGCCCAGGTCAAAAACGCGGTTCAACTCATTGAAAGGAACGCCCATCTCGAAGCCGGTCCGGGCTGTGGCCAGGCGATTGCGGCGGGCCTCTTGCAGGATCGGCAGGCTATCCAGGTCGAACCAACCGACCGCCCGCGGGTCCAGGCTCGTCACCGCCGCGTGTTCCTCCGCTTCGAGCCGCCGGCACAAAGGGGCCACGCGGTTCTCGATGAAGTTCAGGCGCGACCCGGCCATCACGTCGTATTTTGCGGTGTCGGTCGTCGTGACGATCTCCTCGGGCACCCCGAAGGCGGCGCAGATCTCTCCGCGCGAAAACTTGCGGTTCTCCAGGAATTGCAGGTCGCTGCTGGAGAGGCTCGGCTTGATGACCTCGGCCCCGCTCCAGAGCAGCAGGGGCCGGTCGGCCGTGCCGGCGCGCCGCTTGCGTTCGCGCAAGGCGGCCAGCAGTTGCTCGCGCTGGCGCGGATCGAGCTGTTGCTGGGTTTTGATGATCAGGCCGGAATCGGCGTTGTTCTCGATGATCCCCTTCATGAACGCCGCTGCCGCGAAGTCCGTGCGAGCCGCCATGTGCGCCACTGCCAGGGGTGGCAGGCCGCGCCAGAAGTCGAAAGGGTTCGGCAGCTTCTCGTGCCACACCTCCTCCGGCAGAAGCACCTGGCTTGCGAGCGGCGCTTCCGATCCCATGCCCGTGTAGCGCCACCCCACCAACTCATGGTCCTGCACCAGGTGCTGGAAATGCGCCGGGTCGGCCATCACCACGCGTTCGAGGCGCCGTCCCCGGCCGCGCCCGCCCGATTCACTGCTGAAGATGGGGATGCGAAAACATTCGCCACGCAGCATGAGCCAGATGACCCGCAGCTCCCAATATTGGAAGCGGTTCAGGTGCGGGTGCGGCCGTTGGTAAAAGTCCACCAGCGGACCTTCATTGATGAGCACCTCGCCGCCGGCCTCGCCGATGGAGAAGCGGAAGGGGATATTGGCCACTTGCTCCGCCAGCACATTGACCGCGCGGTAGACCCACACGCTCTGCTCGTAGGCGTTCGAGAGGACGGCCCCCGAGGTGTCCGCGTCCTCGCCGCGAAGCCACGCTTCAGCGCTGGGCGAGAGGCTTTTGGTTTCGCCCTGGGGCGCCCGTGAAATGTGGATGTCGTATCCGAATAGTTTCATATCGTTTGGTGGTTAACCGAGCATGAAGCCGAGTTCCGGCACCGGCCGGCCCGCATACTGACGCAACGCCAGCGCCCACGTGCGGTCGCAATGGCTGTCGGCGCTTTCCCCGCAGAACCGGATGTTGCCGCTGTGGGTAAGTTCTTTGCGCAAGCCCCGCAGGTCCGCGCGGAGCAAGTCACTGCGGACCAGGCGCAGACGTTGTTCCTGGAAATCAGTGCGCAGGCCAAAGGCGAGTTCCTCTTTCAGCGGCGCTGTAAAGGTGAGCGGCTCCACCCGCCAGCCGAACCGTTCCCGGGCGCGCTCGGCCAATTGCATCCCGAGGCCGGACGCATCGATGCAGGCGCGGCGCAGGGACGGCAACTCCAGCAGCCGGTACAGCTCGAATTCCAGTTCGGAAAAGGTGCGGCCCTGCAGCTCGAGCCGCACCCGGTCCCAGGTGACGTCCCCGATCCGTTCCCCCAGGTCCAGCACGCACAAATCCGTTTTGCGCGCCACATCCACGCCGAGGTAAAGCGGGTTCGGCGTGCTCAGCAGGTAATTGTAATCGCGCGCGCAATCCTCGCTCTCGCACGCTGTGATGAGGTCGAACGGAATAAACGCCGACTGCTCATCCGCCGGCACGCAGCAATACTCCTGGAGCCACTGTTCCTCATCGATGCACTCCGCCCGCTGCAGCGCCAGCCACTCCTCCCGCGACAGTTGCGCGCCGGTCTTCCGGTTGATGCGTTCCACCAGCCCCTGGTCCACCGCTTTTTGGATAGGGATCTCGTGCAGCGACCAACCCATCGGGTTCCCGCCCTCTTTGATATCCGTGAGGATTTCGTTGAAAACCGTGTGCGCTCCGCGATGCGTTGAAATGATGGCCAGTGTGCCGCCCCATTGCGTCACCGGCTTCGCTACCGCGTAGAGCGTCCGCTGGTCCCGGTGCAGCGCGAACTCATCCAGCTTCACATGCCCGGTCTTCCCCACAATCGCGTCCGGGGTGGACGACAACCCAAAGACGCAGGACCCCGTGCTCAACTGCAGCACCTGGGCCTGCGCCGATTTGCCGTTGCCCAGGGTGAGCTTCCGCGCCCCGTAAGCCTCGGCCGCGATTCCCAACAGCTTGGCCCAGCGCCGGCAATACCGGATGTATTGACGCGCCTGGATTTCGTCGCGCGACATCACCCACACGTCCCGCGCCGGGAGCGCCGCCGCTTTGCGCACACTGTCGTAGCTGTCGGCGAAGCTCAGACCGATCTGCCGGCTCTTCGCGCAGATCTTCAGGCGCGACCGATCCCGGTTCCACTCGGTCTGGTACGGCAGGAAATAGCTTTCCTCGAAATGACGCATGGGGTTGATCAGAAAAGGTTCAGTTCACGCTCGATCGTTTCGAGCAGTTCCGGGCTCAAACCGCCCTGGCCGCCCTGGCTCGCGTGGGTTTCGCGTTGTTCCCGGTTCGCCTTGGACCGCGCTTCTTCCAGCTTGATTCCGCTGTCGTTGAGCTTCGCCAGCGCCAGCACCACGCGAACGTAATTCACCGGGTCCGACTCCAGCTTTTCCCGCAGTTGTTGCAGGTCGAGCCCCTCCACCAACTCCCGCAACTGCGCGGCCGCGCGGCAGAGACTCGCTTCCGTATCTTCTTGCCAGGTCTGTTGAATGCGTGTGGGGTCAGGTGAGGTCATCGTCAGTGGTCAGTGGTCAGTCGTCAGTGGTCAGTCGTCAGTGGTCAGTCGTCAGTGGTCAGTGGTCAGTCGTCAGTTGCTCGTGCCTGGTTGCGAGTGGCGAGTGATTCTTCATTATTCCTTTTCCTCCAATTCGGACTTTCTTCGGACTTCGAACTTCGGATTTCGGACTTCAGGTCTTCTTCCTTATTCCTTCCCTTCTGCCTTCTGCCTTTTTTTCGACTTCCCTTCCCACCTCCCCGGCCACCATTTCAAACGTCTTCTCCCGTTGGTTGGGCGCGAAGTACGCGCCATGTCCTCCCCTGAACCAGCGCGTGAAAACCGGCAGAATGTGATCCTCCGTAAGTGACGGTTGATACG